CTTGATACGGAACCGACGCGCGAAGCCGTCGCGGGACGTAAACCAAACCCCGAAAGGGGTGATAAAGGACCATCGCTCACGATGCGCGAAGCGCCGCGATGCAAGTCCAAACCGAAAGGCGGCAAGGGCAAGGGCGGTTCCCGCTCTTTTGTCCCTTGGTGCTAATGAAGAAAGGAACGATATGTTACAAAACGCAATCCGGGAAGTGGTCCAGCCGCTTGTTCGCCGCCTCGGCAGTATGGCGGCGGGTGCGCTCGTTACCTACGGCGCAAACGCGGATCAGGTCGCGGCCATTGAAACCGCAGTCATTGCGGCGGGTCTCGTGGCAGTAGATTTAGTGCTGTCTCATTGGAACCGGAAGAAATGAGGGTTCTGGGCGCTGTTTGCCTGTTCCTGATGATCTTCCCCCTAATCTATGGGTGACAAATGCTAGGTGCTATCGCAACTGCTGCCGCGCCTTCTCTCGTTTCCGGCGTTCTTGGTATCTTCGGTGCCAAGAAACGTCGGAAGCAAGCGCGGTCGGATCAAAAGAAACAATTCGAAAGGCTGCGCGAAGCCGCTGAACGGGGAGGGTTTAATCCCCTGACGGCTTTGCAATCAACGGGCGGTGCCGGGTTCGGCGCTCTTCCGTCCAGCGCTCCACCGCTGGCATCTATTGATTTCATCCGCGACGCGCTCTCTGGTGTCGCGGACGAAGTGACGGGCGAAGCCGCTGAACGTAGGGCTACGGATCGTTTCAATCGCGAGTTGGCAGAATTGCAACTCGAAAGGGCGAAAGGCGGTCGGGCTGCTGACGCCATTGTCGCCGCTCCCGGCGCTGCTCGTGTAGGTCGGCAAACGACGTATGCTGTAGCGCCGGAAGCAACCTCCACCGGAACGCTACCGGGCTATGCCCCGGGCGCGGTTCGTCCGGTGGCGCGTCCTACGTTTACCTCTGCCGGGTCCATTCCGGTCTTTGGTATCGGCGGCGCTCCTGAGACCATGAACCGCCGCGTAGCGGATCGGCTTGGCATTAAGCCTTGGGATTATCGCATGGTCGAAGATGTTGAGGCCGTTTATGGGGATGAGGCAGGGCAGGTGATCGCCATGCCGCAAATTCCGGGCGCGGTCGTCGTCAACGAAGGGTCGAAAGACCCGAACAAGGTTCAAGAATACATTGGTGATCCATACAACCCCAAGTTTCTTGTGCCGGGTGCTATGAAGTACCCAAGCCTTACAACAACCCCTAAGCCGTCCACCGGATCGGCGTCACGCAAAAGGAACCGCTAACAATGGCTCGTCAATCTAACACTCCCGTCCAGTTTCAACGCTCTACACGCCGTGACACTGCTGCCGTCATGTCGTCCGGTCGTGCCGGGAAAGTGATCCCCATCGACTATATCCCTGTTCTTCGTGGGGATAGCGCCTCCGGTCGTTTTGCTGTCGATATCAATCTCGCAGAAATGCCCAAACCGTTGCTCAACGGCGTTCAAGCCAACGTGCAAGCGTGGTTCGTTCCCAAGGCTGCTCATCCGCAGTTTTCGGGCTATGACGAATTTATGCACTCCTATCAGGGCGAAAGCATCAAAGCGCTTGGGCAATTTGACCGGACGCCTCCGGCGTTCTTCAACGTCTTGAACAGTCCGGCCAATATCACGACGCTGAAAAACTCGACGTTTTTGAAGTCGCTTGGGCTTCATCTGACGCCTGACCATTGGTGCAATACAGACCTCGTTGACGCGTTCAACCTCGTCTATAACTTCCGGCTGGCTGCGCACTCGTCGCGTCTCGCGCGTAAACAGTACGCTGCCGAAAACCTGACTAACGCGATTGCGCTGCCTCGTGCGTTCTGGCCGTCGTCGCGGTTCTCGCGCGTCGTGCCGGATTATGAACGCGCCTTGATCGTCGGAACGCTCGACCTCGACGTCGAAGCGGGGCGTTTGCCTATCGAAGGTCTCTGGGCTGGCGGTACTTCCAGCGGGGTCGCTGGTCCGCTCAAAACGCCTCATGCTGACATTGACGATTGGAAAGGCACTGACGTGCTGCCCGATGAAGGCGGCGTAAACTATCGGACGCTCTACGGTCGTGCAGAAGATGGGCAAGCGCATGTCCGCACAATTTTCGCGGATATGGTTGGTTCGACTGTCGGCGTTACACTGGCCGACATTGACAAGGCGCGTACGACGCAAGCCTTCGCAAAACTTCGCACGGCTTATGCCGGAAACGATGCTACTGGCTTTGACAATGACGACGCTATCGTCGCGGAATTGATGCAAGGTTTCTCTGTCCCTGCGGATCAATTCAAGCGGCCTTGGCTGCTTGACAGTCAGCGTGTGCCGTTCGGTTTTACCGAACGTCACGCGACCGATGCCGCTAACCTTGACGCTTCCGTGTCGCAAGGTATGGCGTCGGCTACGCTGTCTCTCAATCTGCCGTCGCAGGAAACGGGCGGCGTGATTGTTATCACGGTCGAAGTGATGCCGGAACGGTTCGAAGAACGTGCCTCGGACGAATGGGTGTATCTGACGGAACCGGGGCAGTTCCCTGACGCGCTCCGCGATGTGCAGCGGATCGAACCCGTTGATCCGGTTATTAACCGTCGTCTTGACACTGCGCATACAACCCCGTTCGGGCTGTACGGCTATGAACCGATGAACGATCAATGGAACCGTTCAACAACTCGCCTCGGCGGTGCGTTCTTCCAGCCTGATCCAAACAACCCGTTCACGGAAGCGCGGGCGGCAATCTGGCAGACCTCTATCGTTGATCCGACGTTTACCGACGATCACTACCTCTGCCCGGATAACTTCCCCCATAACGTGTTCTCTGACACGTTGGCGGATGCCTTCGAATGTGTTGCACGTCATGACGTGACAATCGCAGGTCTTACCCAGTTCGGTGACGTGCTGGCTGAGAATAACGACGATTACGCGGCTATCGAAAACGCGTAACAATCGTGCGTCCACCGTGCGTGGGCGCACAACTCCCCTGTTCCTGGGGATCAGGAATGCACAGAAGTCGCAACAATTTGCGCAAGGAAAGGTCATAAGGATGAAATTCGATGTTTTCAAATGGCAGGAAATCGAAACGGGCGAAGTCCATGAAATCGGTCAAGGCCGCGTGCACGTCATGTGCAGCAAAGAAAGCGCGGTCTATGTCGAGGTCGAAGGTTACGAAGTCCTCGCGGGCGTCGGGACGGAAGTCCGCGCCGATATCCAAGCGGAAATAGTCCGCTTTAAAATCGACGCTCCGAAAGGTACGCGGGCGTTCATTTACAAGCCTATGGGCGTGTCGATGAAGTCCGAAGGTGAAATTTTCACCAATGCTGACCGAAAGCCGCTCGAAAGCGGTTCGGTTCTCGAAGTCAAGAAAGCGCTGCGCGAGTTCAAGCTTGAACAAATGCGCCTCCGTCAAGCTATGCGCGGCGAACGTGACGCGCTCGAACAAATGCGCAAGCGCAAGCCGTTGCCGGAAGGCGAAGCCGAACCAAAGGGCGAACCGGATGCGGTCGACCATGAGGCAGAAGGCGAAGCCGATGAAAAGCCGTCCGCTTCCTGACGGCTGGCAACCCCCGAC